CCTCAAGCTCAAGAACCTGGGTGTGCGCCGCGGCGTGCCGGATATCATTTTGCTGATCGACCAGACCTTTCACGGCCTTGAGCTCAAGACTGAGAAAGGCCGGCTGTCGGTCGACCAAGAGAATTTCAAACGCATGATCGAGAACCAGGGCGGCTACTACCATGTCGCCCGCAGCCTGGAACAGGCGGTCTGGATCCTGCGCGAGATCGGCGCCTTCCGCCTCAACATCAAATTCAATTTCCATAGCCTGCCACCTGGCCGCTGGCAGGACACCTCGAAACAATCGCGGCCACGAAAGCAAACTTGATGGCAATTTCGATCGCTAGTCTCAAACGCGCGAAGGCGACAGACCCGCCCCGCGTGTTGATTTACGGCCCGCCAGGGTTGGGAAAGACCACACTCGCCTCAGAGTGGCCCAGCCCCGTCTTTTTGCAGGCCGAGGATGGTACGCCAGGGGATATCGAGCTCGACACCTTTGGGAAACTCGATACCTACAACGATGTGCTGGACGCCATCAGCGCCCTCTACAATGAGGCGCACGAGCACCGCACCGTTGTCCTCGACAGCATTGATAAGGTTGAGGCTATGGTGTGGTCCCAGTGTTGCACGGACAACAACTGGGCAAACATAGAGCAACCTGGCTACGGCAAGGGCTATGTGAGCGTCGACGCCTACTGGCGTAATCTCATCGATGGGATGAATGCTCTTCGGCGCGATAAGGGCATGAATGTTGTCTACATTGCCCATTCGGCCATCACGCAAGTCGATGATCCAATGACACAGTCCTATTCCCGTTTCGATATTCGACTCCACAAACGTGCGATCGGGATTTTTCAGGATGAGTGCGATGTCATCCTGTTTCTGAACCAGGACGTAGTTGTTAAAACGGATACAAAAAAGCAGGACGCCCGCGTGCGCGCCGATGGCGGAGGCAATCGCTGGATCTACACCGCTCCACGGCCCGCCTTCGTCGCTAAAAATCGCTATGGTCTCCCTGACAAACTACTCTACGATCGCGGCAAGGGCTTTGAAACCCTCGCTAAAAAATTCCCTGAACAAGCACCGTTTTAGACGCACAAACGAAAGCACAAACGCACATGGCACAGTTTGATTTTAATCCCGCTGAAGTCCCCGCCAGCAGCCGCCCCGATCCGGTCCCGCCAGGCGATTACTTGATGCAAGTGATCTCCTCGGAGCGCAAGAGAACCAAAAAGGACGATGGCGATATCCTGGTCATCACGAGCCAGATAATGGAAGGCCCGTTTACCAATCGCCTGGTGTGGGACAACCTCAACGTCAACAATCCGAGTGAAGAGGCGGAGCGCATTAGCAAGCGCAGTCTCGCGGATCTCTGCCAGGCCGTGGGGATCAATGTTCTCCACGATACCGAAGAGCTCCATTTCAAGCCGTTCAAGGGCCGGCTGACCATTCGTCACGATAAAAAGGGCGAGTACGAGCCTCAGAACAGTATCCGCTACAGGCCGCGTGACGAGGCTCAGACAGCGCCTCCGCCGCGCCAGGCCCCGCAGCAAGTAAACCCATCGCAGCCGCCACGAGTGCTTCCTACGGCGATTGCCTCAACCCGCGGCTGGCAGAAGCCCCGCATCTAGTCAACGAAAAGCGGCGGTCGAAAAACCGGCCGCCGTTTTTCGTCCCTCCCCTCGTGTGCAACGCGCCTCGGCGCGAAGGAGAACCTATGGTCGCCATTCCTCCGCCTAACCACGCCACCCTTGAAGCCATCTACAAAGATTACGAACAAAATAACCCCCCTAAAGACCGGCCTTATCTGGGGGCATCCCAGATGGGCCACGAGTGCGATCGGGCACTCTGGTACGCCTTCCGCTGGGTCCACCCGCCAGAGGAACAAACAGGGCGCAAGATCCGGCTGTTCGAGACTGGCCACCGCGAAGAAGAGCGCCTGATCAATGATTTAGCGAGGGCGCAAGTTACTGTAGTCGGTCGACAGACCGACTTCAGTGCTTTGGGCGGTCACTTCAAAGGCCACCTCGATGGCATCGTGCAGGGCCTGCACGAGGCGCCGGCCACTGAACACGTCCTGGAGTGCAAAACCCACAACGACAAAAGCTTCCGGGATCTGCTGAAAAACGGCGTGGTCAAATCCAAGCCTGGCCACAACGTCCAAATGCAACTCTACATGCACTACACCGGCCTGACGCGCGCGCTCTACATGGCCGTCAACAAGAACGACGACACCATTCACCTGGAGCGGGTCCACTACGACAAGGCCGCCGCCGAGGCGGCCGTGAAGCGCGCCGATCGCATCCTCTTCACCGATCGGCCGCCCTCCAAACTGCACGAGGATCCCAACGCGCCAGGATCCTTCATATGCGGCTGGTGCCCCGCCAAGCCGGTTTGCCATGAGGGTGAGTGGGGGCGCCGCAATTGCCGCACCTGTATCAGTGCCACGGTGGACCCGGAGGGCGGCTGGGAATGCGAGTACTGGCACAAGGGCCTCACGATCGAGGATCAGCGCGAGGGCTGCCCTAAGCATGTCTATAACCCCGGTGTAGTCCCCGGCGAGCAAGTCGACGGTGACGAAGAAGGCCGCTGGATTTCCTACACCCTGCGCGACGGCACCACCTTTGTTGATGGGGGTGACGATGTTTGATCTTAGGGATTATCAACGCGACAGCATCGACGCCTTCTACACTTACGCCGGCGCCGAGACGGGCAACCCGCTCCTGGTGCTGCCAACTGGGTCAGGCAAGTCGCTGGTCATCGCCCAGATGTGCCAGGAGATCCTGCAAGAGCACCCCGACGTTCGCATCATCATCGCCACCCACGTCAAAGAGCTCATTAAGCAGGACTACAACGAGATCTTGAAGCTTTGGCCGGAGGCGCCGGTGGGGATCTACTCCGCCGGCCTCGGCAGGCGCGATCGAGACGCACAGATCCTGTTTGCCGGCATTCAATCGATCCATCACCGCATATCGGAGATTGGCGCCTTCGATCTAATGATGGTGGACGAGGCCCACCTGATCCCGTTCAACGAGAACACCACCTATCGCAGGACCATCGCCAAACTGCGCGAGCTCCGGCCGGCAATGCGCGTAGTGGGCCTCACGGCTACGGCGTTCCGCCTCGATGTCGGGCGCCTCGATCGCGGCGAGGGAAAGCTTTTCGATGAGATAGTCCACGAAGTCCCCGTCAAAGATCTGATTGAAAAGGGACATCTCTGTAACCTCGTGAGCAAGGCGACGGTGCAGCAACTCGACACCACCGGAGTCGGCAAGCGCGGCGGTGAATTTATCCCAGGCCAACTCGAAATCGCGGTGGATAAGGAGTGGATAACTCGCGGCGCGGTGAAGGAGATCATCGAGTTTGGCGCCGAGCGCAAAGCCTGGCTGGTGTTTTGCTCCGGCGTTAATCACGCCAGGCACATCCGCGATGAGATCGTTAGCCACAATGTTTCATGTGAAACAATTTTAGGGGACACCCCTAAAGTCGATCGTGACCGCATCATTGAGGAATTTCGCCGCGGCGAAATCAAATGCCTCGTAAGTGTCATGGTGTTGGGTACCGGCTTCAACGTACCACACGTCGATATGATCGCGTTGCTACGTCCCACACAATCCGCGGGATTATTCTTACAACAAGTCGGACGCGGCTTGCGTAATGCGACGGGCAAGTCAAACTGCCTGGTGCTGGATTTTGCCGGCCTCGTGAAGAGACACGGCCCGATCGACACCATCACCGCCGAGACTGTGTCGCGCTCCGAGTACGGCGAGCGTGATGACGAGGACAAAGCCAAGGAATGCCCACGCTGCCACTCGCTGGTCGCGCTGGGTGAAATGATTTGCGTGGATTGCGGCTACGTCTGGCCACCCAAGAAACCTGCCCTACCAACACATTCCGCTGTCGCAGACGACACCGCGACCATTTTATCCAACAACCGGCCCGCCTGGGTCGAGGTGCTGCGAATGGATTGCTTCGTGCATCACAAATACAACGAGCCCATGGCCAGGCCCACAATGCGCGTGGAGTACCGGACCAAATTCCAAACCTACCGTGAGTGGATCTGCCTGGAGCACGAGGGCTACCCGCGCGCCAAGGCGGTGGAATGGTGGAAGGCGCACGCCGGCGATCATGACGAACCGATCCCCTACACGGTGAGCGAGGGTGTCGAGCGGCAACTTGAGCTCGTGCCGCCGCACGAGATCCAAGTCATTCGTAAGGGCGCCTATTTCCAGGTCATCGCTCGCCGCCGGCACGGCGGCCTGGTGCGGGTATGAAGAAAGATCCGCGCGGGCAA